GTGGGACTCGTGAAAAGTTTAATAAATGATTGCGACCGTAAGGAAAGCGTTGCAATTGGAATTGCAATCAAGGCGGGTGTTTTGCAAGCGTGCGGGTTTCATGAAGGCATAATTTTTGAAGGTAATGAAATTGATATTGAGCGCGCCTATAGGCTCGGAAATGCGGAATTTACGAATGGCATGCTTGGAGATTTATTTAGCTCCAGACGCGAAATGACGGACTTCATCAAGAGCGTGGTTGAGGATAATAATGGAACGAGCAAGTGTTTTGTTTGTGCAAAAATGCTTGCCGATGATTAATAAAATAAACTGCCACACCTTTCACTTGACGCAAATGTGCGCAAGTTGGCAAACTGCCGAATAAAATGCCTTACGCATGAAATGCCGATCACCCTTAAACCCAATGCAGGAGCGGCAACCCAGCGCAAAGCAGGCGGTTTGCCGATCACCCTATTTAGCGTTGCATCCCCGAACCGCCGCCCGTAGCTTAATCTCGCACGCCCATCTTTCCTCTATCTCAGCCCGCAGCGCCCTATTGATAGTCAGTGCATCATCAGCCGGTGAAACGCGGTCTACTGCGTAAGCGTCCCTGCACTCGGCTGGCGTCTCGACTTCGCACGGTACCGCGACAAGCCTCTCGATTACCTGAGTCTGGATCACCGGCTTTCCGGCGCATCCTGCCAGCGTCAAGCTAATTACCAGTATGGCGATTTTGTACATACTCGATTTGCTCCCTGATTATTGCATCACACGTCGATTCATCCGGACGCACCGGCAGGCTATTGACCTCTTGCGCAAGAGTCGAGTGTTTGCGAGCCCAATACTCCGCATCCTTCATCGCGGCATCCGCAGCTTTCTTCTTTGCAGCCAGCGCATCGGTAACATCCTTCACGCCGGCTTTGACTGAAATGACATCAGTCTTACACTGTGCATTCGCCGCAGTCACAACTGCATCACGTGACTCAAGCTTGGCGATCTTGGCTCCATCCTTCCAATCCTTGACCATCCAACCGACCCCGCCGCCACCGAGCGCCGATCCAAGCGCAATCAAGATAACGATAAATAAACTGTACATTTTTACCCCTTGTCTCACCCTTAACCTGATGATTTAAATCGATTGTAGGGCTTCTCAATCGCCCGATTTTTGTGCAATTTCGCGCCTTGCAATCCATACCTTATAAGGCGGCCTCCCTTCTTTAAATCGCCAGTAAAATACGGCTTGCGCACCCATGGATTCCATTTGCTCCCGCAAATCTCGATGCTGCTCTGGTGTCAGGACAGTGCCGCGTGCAATTTTGGCTTCGAAGATCCCGGGCTCGACTTGCACCACCGCAAAGCCATCATCGAACGGTGCAAACTCACCAAACTTGGCGGGCTGATCGTGTAGGCGAACAAAACCGACGCTCCACTCAATAGTTACGCAGCTGCTCATTTCCATGCCTCAAAAGCGTAAATCATCAGCCACGTTTCAGCACAAGCGATCAGAAACAACAGGGCGACGAAGGCTTTTTCTTTCATGCCCTACCCTCGCATATCGCACGCTCTTCGGCCCGCCTCTTTACCAGGCCCGGCAATACCTTTCTGCCTGGTCCATACTTGAAAGCCTCGATGCGTTCGCAGGCCTCCGCATACCGCTCGGCATTGATCAGATCGATAAGATTGGGCGGTTTTCCCGGCAGAGCTTTCCGGCAGAATGTAGGGACGCCCACGTTGTAGGCGAGACTCACGTATGCGCCGAACTCGTGCTGATACAACGGCGCCGTCACGCACCGCCGCACGCCCTGCGCATAGACACTATCGATCTCCATAAGCAGGGTTTGCAGAGAGCGCACCGGTGTGGTTTTATCGCCCATCTTGACCCCGGCAGTCGTGCCATATCCAATAGTCGGCACATCGCCGGGCACAGGAATGTATGCCTCACCCTTGTAGCCTTCATGCGCGGCGATGCCCACGAGCGTGGATGCGGCCAGCGCCATAACAGCCACAGCTGAGCGAACTTGCGTGGTGGATGGTTTAATCATGACATCGCAATATCTATGCTGACGTGTTCAATCAGCCATGACACTAGCCAGAAACCTCCGGCGCCAAATAGCGCGCAGATGATCGCAAACTTTATAACCATGCGCGTAAAGTCACCTGAGTTCATCCACATTTTTTTGTCTCCTTAAGCTTTTCTATCACCCGCCAAATCCCAAGACATGCTTGCGTGACCATATATGTCGCAGTGGCAATAGTGATGATGTCGGGCAGCGCCCCGATGATGTACGTGTACGCGACGGCGATTACGCCGGGAGAGGATTTTGCTGCTATAGCCGCCGTCTCATTCCGCATGATTTGCCCCTTAGTTCGCAGCCAGTATGCCGAGAATGATCAGCAGCACAGCCGCGGCGCCGGCAAGCTTCAGCCACGAAAAACGTGACGCTTGCGCTTTGTCGATCTGGCTATCCACTTTCGCATCGATCTTGTCATTCATTTCCAGCGCTTTCTTTTTTGCTTCATCAACTGCTTTGTTCACTATCGACATTTTCGAATCTCCATAAAAAAGCCGCCCTGAAGGCGGCTTGGTATTCTCAGTGGCTGGCGATCAGTTCGATGCCTGGGAAAAATCGACGTAGTACTTCTGGCCGCGCTCGAATTGACCGAAGAGAGCTGGATTGTTCACCGTGATGGATAGATCGGCCTGCGGGCTCCACTTGGCATACGTGTTGTCCTCGTCGGAGCCGTCTACGGGGTAGCCGTTGGGCCGGGACACGGCACGGAAGGACAGGCGCTCGCCGGTCTTCTCACCATCAGGACCGCTCTTAAACTCTTCAACGTTGGCCACTACCATCTTTGCGCGCATCTTAGTCATTGGTATTGCTCCTTCTAGGTTGGGAAATAAAAAAGCCGCTCAAGGCGGCTCGGTGTTCAAAAATCCTATCTGTTAACCAGCTAAAATCACTGTTTCGGTACCTGGGTCAACCCCTGCAATTTCCTCTATGTTTCTTGTTTCGGTGGGAATAGAGTTATAGCCATCAGGTGTATTAAGGGTAAGCGTCATAGGGTTATCTGTAGTGATTATCATTTTTACATCACCAGATGATGCGTCATAAATGATATGGTTTTGTTTCATCTCTTTATTTCCTCCAGAATGAGAGTTTTCACAACAGATAAATTATTGATTGACCAGGATGTGTTATCCCTAACTAAAGCCCAATCCAAAGTTATGTCATAGAGTTTTCCAGCCACTGAATTCACTGGTATTCTGTAGCGAAAAGGAAAGGTGTGAGTAAGACAATAAGTTCCGCTTATGGTGAATCGATCCGTTATTTGATTCAAGGTAAGAATAGTAGAGGCCGACTTTATAACGTAATAAGTGACACCAGATTGGCCTGTGCTTAAGTAGGCGGTCGATAATGTTATTTGGGTGTTGCTGTCCACCGACGCTATTAAATATCGTGTCTTACCTGGCAGGAGAAACAAGCCGCCGGCAGATATATTAGAAAGCCAACTTGTTCCGTTACCTGTCACTATCGCAGAGCCATTTGTGACCGTTACCGTGCCTTCGTTGTAAATCGTGTTTTCCGTAAGCATCAGCCTTTGCTGTGCGTTTGCCGATTGCGATGTTCCGATAGTGCCTATCGATAGATTTGCCAAATGCTGCATTTCAATAACGAAGTCATTGCCGGTGCCAAGGTAGGAATACAAAAATATTCTTTCCCAAGTGCTGTAGCTTGTTTGAGAGTGTGCCGTAGGATCTTGCGCCCATTCCAGATTGGTGACGGCATTCAGCGCCATGTCTGTGGTCTGCACCAGGAGCGCGGTTGATGACACTCCCGCCGTTGCAGACAGCGGAAACCATTCGCCATCAGACCTTCCGTAGATACTTACCGCTCGAATCCAGTAATACCAAGTTTCTCCGTCATTCGCGTGGGTGAACGAATTATCGTAAACCGTGGCCAGCCTGGAGGCGCTCGCGCGGTCATTCGTTTTCGATGCCCACACTTCGGCGCCGAACAGCCGTGGGTCATTTAATGCGGACCACTTCAGCAGGTTACTTTTTAGCGCGGGAGTAGCGGTTAAGCCATCCAAGGTGGGCGCCAATACTGGCTGGATAATCATATGGCTGCGATGATCTGAGTATGTGGCCGCAACGGGAATGGCGGGATTACATTTATCGTGTAAGAACCGGCGATAGGTGTCGCAAATGAAAACGTTCCAGAGGTAACAATCTCCGTTTCCGGCGCCACGGCGCCATCGGGAACAGAAACTGAAACTTCAGTAGGGTTTGGCAGTGAGGTCCCAAGTGTTGCCGTATCGCTTCCATTCGCCGCAACTTCCGTCTTGTTCCATAGAGCGGTAATCTCGGGACGAGAAGCAACGAGCCCGCCATCAACATATTGCGTGGTGTCGTCAGCCTCGCCTTCAATTGCTGTTTCGCCAACTCGAGCTTGATCATCCAACATATCGTCTTGACACTCGCCGGATCGCACAATCGCACCAGTGGTGGTTTCATACACAATGTAATTCATCGCTTTAACTCCATCGCAACAATTGATCTAGCGGAATACTGGCAATTTGCACCACTAGTGGTTTTTATTTCATATGTTTTAGTTCCCGGTGATGAAGTGTCGACGTAAGGAAAATAAAATGATAAATTTTTTGCAGCTGTATCCGTATAAATAACCTGCTCCCTATATATTTGGACTCCATTCACATAGATAGCAATTTCAGAACTGCTCGATGACATTCCATCTAATCCCACTGGCTTTATAAAGCATGAGAAATTCACGAGCATTCGACCGTCTGAAGCTTTATTTACAGATAGATACTGTAATGAGCCGCCGGTAATTGGCGCTAATGTATAGGCAGTTCCGACTTGAGTGACCGCATTCGCGCTTATATTGCCGGTCGCGATAATGTCGCCCTGCACCGTCAAGTTTGTGCCATCCCATAACAGGGCTTTACCTGCCGGATTGCCTACGCTGAATTTATAAGCCTCTCCGGAATACCCGAGGAATAAACCCGTGCCGGTGTTATAAGCGGTCTGCCCACCCTTGATGTGTCCGGCGCCGTCGAACGTAAAAGTTCCCCCTGTAATCGTGCCCAGGTCCGCACTTATGGAAGAAAGGTTCGTCACACTCATTTGCCCGGCCGTCACTGAGTTGGCCAGAATATCAGTGCCATCAACCCATGTAACCCAGGCCGCGCCATTCCAACGATGGAGCTTTTCATCGCTGGTCAAGTAAACTACTTCTCCCTCATGAGTTCCTGCTGTCGGCAGATCCGCTACCGCGATAATGCCGCCAGCAGACAGCGGAATCGCGGTTATTTCCGAGCTGAAATTCAGACCATCTTTTCCAAACTGGTCATAGAAAGCGACCCTGTAGAATCTGGCAACCCCAGCCGGAAGGCCGTTGAAGGTTTCGGAATTGTTGGGCCCGTCATATAGCAGATTGCCCGTGCCCGGCGTGAAGCCGCTTGCGATCGATCCATATACCAACATGCCGCCATAGTCTGTATCTGCGGGCAACGTGGCGGCAATGGTAGTATTACCTATGCCGGCGGTTGCGGAAAGTCCCGCGGGCGCCGCTATCTGGGGGTTGGTTACCGTGAGAGTTGCTGCACTCACTGATGAGCCATTCCCGGACATGGCGTACAGCTTCAGGTCAACCGAGCGCCAGGGACCGCCGTCGGCCGCCATGTCCTCAAATGTGTATTCGTAGCTGGTGGATCCGATCCCGCTTACTGTGCGCTTCAGTACGCCGGCTCTCCATACCTCGATTTTGTAGGATGTCGCGCCGGCATATGCGTTCCACTTTACTTTAGCCCCGGTGCCCGTGAATGCCTGCTCCAATGCGAAGCCGGTAATAGTCCCGAGGTAGGACCCGGTTACCGCGTACGGCGTGGCGGTGAGTTCGGCCAAATCTTGTGCCGCCAGCCCATAAACATTAACTGACCGTAGCTTGATATAGATCGTGGTACCGATCATTTCCGGGTCATAGTCATACTTGAATATAGCCTGATCAAGCCGGGCAAATCGGGTCCCCGCTGTCCAGGCGGCTTTGCTCGATCCATACGCGCCACGTCGCAAGCTGGTCAAGTTGTAGTGATACGGCGAGGTCAAGTTGGCGGTCTGGAACGAGACCAGCTCATTGCCTATCAGACACAGCGTATTGAGCTGATCCCGGTCAGCCAATGTGCCGCCCGTCAATACAGCCTTTGACGCTGTCACATCAACTACCAGTGCGTTTGTAACGTCAGGATCAGATCCGTTGGCCAGCGCGCCGGTGCCGTGCCGTGCCGGTCCGGAAATCAACCCAACCCGTGAATAGGTGGCGTTGTCCCTCGATACCCAAACCTCGCAGCTACCCCAATTGACACCGCCTGATGTCGCCATCCAAATCTGGGGAGTAACTGACAAGGATGTAGGAGGCTCGAAAATAACCGGTGCGTTTGAGTCTCCCGGAGATACGTTGTAATCCGCGCTATATCCGCCGACTACCTGGCTTGAGTAAACCGCGCTCGAGCTCACGCCGGACAAAACTTCTTCGGCCTTGACGGACAGCGCCCCGTCCTCGTCTTCCTCGATTTCCGTGATTCTGACCGGGGTCCGGTTTAGCCCGAGAGCGGGATCTGTCAGTGTGACGATGTCCATCGGCTCAAGCCTGGCGTATTTCCAGCCAAGGCGGAACTCGTACGTGTTGCGCTGGTACAGGTCGCGCTGGCCGATCAGCTGTACTACGGTCCTAGCAACGGCTGGGTCGGCGATCTCATCCAGGTTTATTGGGTTCCCCGACCTGAGCCCGTACATCTCGATCGCCCCTTGATCCTTGAACTCGGCGGGCTCCTCCGCGTATTGGTTCGCGCGGTTGAAAAACTTTATGTTGATCTGGTTGAAAGCGTCTGCCTGAGTGCTGCGTCGCGCTCTGACAGGGTCATCATTGTCCAGGAAATCATCATCTGCCAAGTCGTATTGCGGGGTCAGGTCCGGGGTGTAGGTCTCCCCATTACCAGTGACGGCGGCATCGCCATAAGGCACAACCCGGAACCGATCTTCCGACCACACCGCATTGCTATTGCCGAGCTGCAGCAGGCGTTCAATTACTCCGTGCGCAGTTTCTTGCTGCGTATAGGCTGGGGAAATAAATATCCCGCTGGCCACGCAGAATCGAGAATACTGAGTCAGGTCGCCTATCAGGGATGCAGAAAACCCCATGCCAAAATTTGCATCTGTCAAAACGTTGAAAAGCACATCCTTGGGGTTTGCATCGACAATCGCGCCGCCGTACTGAAGCAGTCCATCAACCTCAAACGAGTGATTCGGCAGTGCCGCCTGATCATCGAGCTGGTAGACCGGCGAAAACAAGTATGCCGTGCCGCGGTACCCGAGCGCCTGGTCAAGGTGGTTCGTGCTCATGTACGGCGGCGCGGACTGCGAATATGACCCGGTGTACAGGGACAGATTCAGGTCGGAAGTATTATGGATTTCCTTACCTTGCCAAATCGTCCGGATGCCGATTATCGGTCCCTCACATAAACCGATGATAACCGCAGCTTGATAGCTGTAAGTCGTGGATTTTTGGTTGCCGCCAGCGCCACCCTTGCCACCGGCCGACTGCTTCGCGGTGTGCGCGACCGGCGTAAAGTCCCCGTACCAGAGCAGGTTTCCTGCCACTCGGGCGCGCCCGAAAACAACCGGCACCACGCTGCCGTATGCAGACGTCTGCAATCTGACCGACGCGATAATCGGTGTTACGTTGTTCTTCTGTTTTATTCCACCGAAAAAACCGCTCACGCCAAGCCCCTTAATCGATAGATCCCGGCATGCCGATCGGCGAGCGGTCCACGCGAGGCGTCCGATATGATGACCATGCGCTCGTCTTTATAAGCGTGGATGATGAGCGGCCACTCGACAACGATGGATCCGTGCGAGGCCGTCCGGCCAAACCGGAACATGGCGATGTCACCAGGGAGCGGATCCTGATCGGTTAAATCCGCGTAGTTTTTCAGGACATTCAGGAAGCGTGGTTCATCCCTGTGTATGTGCCAATCCGGCGGGTATTCACCCAGGTCAATGCGGGGAATAAATCCTGCATCGGCGAAAACTTCTACCAAAAAATATGCACAGTCCACGCCCGCGCCTTTGACACGGCCCTGATGGTGCCATGGGGTTTTCAACCACGTCCGCGCTTGGTCGACAATGGCGACACGTTTATTACTCATAGCACTGTTTCCGGTACCGGAATAAATGGGTATCCCCTAAAGTTCGCGAGGTTCGAAAACTTACCAGAACACGTCGATTTCTGCTTATCGCACCCGGCATAGGCGGCGAATGTGTCACCAATTGCAGGGGGCACCACAAGCGGCAACGCCAGGACTATCACGCCTGGCGTGTATTGTTTGATCGTGCGTGTAATGCCGGCATTCGCACCGCTGGTGAATTCCATGGTCCCCAAGGAAAAATAACCCGCTGCCTGGGACAGACCGCAATTGATCAAGGTCACAGTCGACCCCGGGGCGACGTTGGACGCTGTCCTGAAACCCACTTTATTTAGCGTACAGCCGCTGTCATAAAGTGTATGCAGGCACCCGGGCTGATACATGTCCCGCGGCCATTGCTGATTGAGCTTTTCCAGATCGGATTTAACAGTAAGTCGCGCTTCAGTACGGCCAACTTCTATATCCGCAACGTTGCCCGAAAACGCCCACAGCTTGCCCGCGCTGGTATCGCCAAAAGTGGGCATGAAGGCGCGCTCAACCAGTACGTGCGCGCCGCTCAGATCTCCGCTTCGCGCAGCTTGCAGCCACGGCTTGCCGTTCAGGAGCGTCGTGCTATCGGCAAAGATTGACATATCCATGGTTTGCACTTCCAGTCCGGCTTTGTTGGAAATTTTGCCGCGAGTGATTATCGGACCGTCGCTACTGAAAGTATTCCCGCCCACTGTGAGATCGGCATCCGCTCCGGTGTAGCGGGCAACGAACCCGCCGACCAGCGTAAAGGTGTAAAGATCAGCCATGATCACCTGCTGATTGCTTGCTAGCAGGCTTATCATGGCTGCAGATGCGGTCTTCATACCTTGTTACCCGGGGCGCCCTTGAACTCGCATTTCTTGAGCTCCCATAGCTGTTTCATGAATTGATCGAAACCTCCCTCATCCATCATGAACCGGCAGCGGTAATAATATGTTCCGGTCCAGGTAAGAGAGGCAGAGGCAGCGGGTGCGCTAACAAATGTCACCAGCCCAGTGCTGCTGATGCTGTAATTGGCCGGGCTAGTTTGAGTGACCCCGGCCTTTTTGATATTGGTCAAAATATTGACGTTTTGCACCGGCTCAACGAAAGCGTTCCCGCCTGCGCTGATTGCCCGGGTCAGTTGGAATTGAGTCGTGCTTCCATCCCCCACACCGAACTGATAATCAGTGACTGAACTAAAATCCGGATCGGAATACAGGAACGAATCCCATGAGCCGCGCACAACAAGGAAAAATGCCAATAGCTTTTTTAGGTCATCATTGGAATCGCCGCGCAGGAACTCATACGACAGCGTGAAGCGCCAGAGAGGGTATGCCTGAAACGATGAACGCAACTCGCGGCCAGAAACGGATTCCTGAATCTTGGTTTTGAATATGGGGTGTTTGCCAGTAGACCACGCAAGCCCCGGCAATGTCGGAAAAACGGTGTTACTCATCGTTTGTAAAAATTGCGAGCCTGAGCGTTCAACGCGTCGGCAATCCCACGCCCGTTGTCCATGAGCAAACGCTTAAAGCTCTGCGCATCCACGGCATGAATATGAAAGTTCGTTACCCCGCTGCCACCTGTCATATTGCGTATCGCATCCGCGTGCTCGGCAGGCAGCACCATTTCGCGTTCGTGAAGTTGAGTCATTGGGTTTATGCCGGCAGGAATGTCATAACCGCCTTTTGCGGAGGATATTTGGCCCTTGGCGCCCAGTATCATTGCCATAGTCCCAGCGAAGGCTAGCGCCGCCAAGGCAGGGCCAACAATTGGAATATCAGCGACCGCAGCAGCCGCACCTGACGCACCTTCCGCCGCATTTGCGCCAACTACTGCAACGGCCTCTCCCGTTTTGATCGTAACGGTTGCTGCTGACGCAGCTCCCTGTGCGGCTACCGTAGAAAACAAGCCCATCTTTTCAAAGAGCGCCCGCATCATGGAGCCCGTCTGCGTCGCGGCGGTTTTCCGCAGCTCAGCCGATGCCCAGGCCGTCGCCATATTGACCGCTGATTTTACGAACGAGGCGGCGACGTTGTCGCCGATATTCAGCATGGCCTTTCGCCAGGTGAGCGTACCCTGGATCATGCCGTTGATGGTGCGGTCGAATGCATCCCTGATGGGGAAGAGGACGCCGTCCCACTTTTCCTTGACGTCGAGCTGCATGGCGGAATTGATCTTTTCCACGTCGAGCGCGTGCTTAAACTGAATCTCGGCCATCTGATCCAGCAGCTTTTGCAGGGCTACCGGATCATAATTCGGGTCGCCCTTCATTGCATCGATGCGCGCCTGCTGAGCGGTAGTTTGTATCTGGAAACGCTGCTCTTCGTAGTTGCGCTGAATATCAAGCAATTGCCGCTTGCTCATATATCCTTCGTCGACTTCCCGCTGTGCGCGGATCTCGTCCAGGGCGATGCTGCCCATTGCCGCTTTTTCAGTGGCGTCGATGGTCTGGGAGGTCATGGCGATCTTGTCTTTGACCGCCTTTTTCATGATCTCCAAATCTATTCCAGACATCTTGCGAGAAATATCTATTTTCTCTTTCTGGCTGGCATTGTTTGTCGCGAGAATGCTGGCCCAGAACGCCTTCTCCTGATCGAGTGAAAATTCCTTTAAATTGTTGCTTTGCTGGTAGTAAACCTTCTCTTCCGCCAGCGCGGCATCCCACATCGGCACGCGCGAGGGTTTATCCTTCGCCTCGCCACCGCCGGATGTGCCTCCGGACGATTTGCGTTCGATAGGGGTGGTCGTTACTTTGGTCGCGTCCCCATAGATGGCCCCGTCCATGTCGGACCGGCCCTTCTCGGCTATGGCTACCATTCGGGCGGTCGAGGCCGCGACTATCCCCTCTATGTCTGTGACACCTTGCCGCCATGCGCCTTTAGCCCCCTCGAAGTCCAGGTGCAGCGCCCTTTCGGCAACGTTGGCAAAGCGCATGATGTTCTCGGCCGCGCCGGCCAGGATCAGCTTGATAGCCTCGATGGAGATTTCAAAGCCGACGCGCATGGCGATAACGGCAACCTGCACGGCTTTCATTGCGCCAGTGAAGACTTGCATCGCCGTCAAACCATCGCCGCCGAATGCAGCTTGCACGACACGGCCGATGGCCGAGAATGCAGTGCTCGCGATATTCCATAATTCCCCAATCACCGTGCCAACGGTTGTCACGACTGTGCCGAAAACATCCATCGCCACTCGGGTCATCGCGACTGCAGCGGGTCCGATCTGAGAAAACCATTCGCCCAACCGGGAGAGGATAGGTAGCAGCGCATCGCCGGTGGCCTTCAGTACCGCCGTGACCACATCCTGCACATCATTCATAGCGGCACGGTATCGAGTCGTGGCAGCGACGTTTTCCTGCCCGATGGATAGGCCGAGTGCGTCTGACTTCTCTTTGGCGGCCGCCATCACGCCGCTGGTGAGTTTCAAGGTTTGCGCCGCTTCATCCCACCCCTTGCCGTAAATCTTGATGCCTTCCATGTTGCGGTCGATGCCTTCCTTGAACTCAAGCAGACGATTGTTCACGTCCATCTGAATGTCTACGGAATTGCGGAAGCTGCCATTGCTATCGCGGGTGGCCACGCCCAGGTTCTTGAATGCATCCTCGTTCTTCAGCAGCTGCTTGGTCATCTTCCCGTTAGAGTCGATGAAGCTTTCACTCGTCTGGTACGTATCGCCCAATGCGACATTAAGCACTGAGGCCTCAGTCGCAGAGATACCGAGCGCCTTACCGAGCGCCATTGATTCCTTGGTGAGATTGACTGACTGGTCTACAGCGGCTTTGAAAGCCGCACCGCCAGCAAGGATCGTGGTGAATCCCGCAAAAATGTCCTGCATTTTTTTGATCGACCCGCCCACCGAATCGAAGCTCTTGCCCATCTGCGAGGTGGCGTTTTGCACCACTTTCGCAGCATTCGCCACGGCGGCATTCAGCCCGGCATCTTCCGCGCTGATACCGAGCGATACGTCTTTATCTGCCATGGATTATCCTTGTGGAAACTGCTGCATCAGTTGCGCGATTTCTGCTTCGCTCATCTTTTTAGGTTTCGATTCGGGTTTGATGCCCAGGTACGCTGCAATCATGACGTGAACTGGCGGGTGATCTTTCCAGTATTTGTTCAGAGCTTCCAGCCGGGGAATATCGACGTGATCCCGAACGTAGTCCCACGTCCACCCTGTGTTGGCGCAGACACGTGAATACAGTTCAAACCAGTTTATTTCCCCGGCAGGGCTTCCCCCGGTTCCAGCGCCTTTCGCTTGAGCCCGCCGACATCCATGATCGCTTCCATGACTTCCTGCATGTCTCCGAGGTCAACCATCTCGGCTACCTTTGCCCGCGTCATCTCAGGATAGTTACGTGCCAGTGCCGAATGCAGGGCGTCGATCACGGTCCCGACAGACTCGAGACTGGCGCCAACCTGAAACTTGCTGATTCGGTCTTGCATGAGCTCGATAGCGCCAAGGGAAAGCGGTGGCACGATGTAGACCGCCCCGCCCAACTTCATTTTTATGCCATTGATCATGGTTTACTCCGACATCGAATAATCGAATATCCGACCTTGCGCATCCGCGAAACAGTCGAAGTCGATTTCCGGGATTACGAAATCATCCAGTTTGGTAGCTACGGTGAGCTTTGAGGCGAGGCAAGAGTAGAACGTGTAGGTAACAGCCTTGCCTTCAAACGGCAGGAGAATGTCGGCGCGGAAGGTGGGCGCATAACCCATCGGCAAGTTTGCAACGGTGGATTTGGTTGCGGTGGTACTGGTGGCGGTATATCCATAATTGATGAATACCTTCAAGCCCAGGTCAGCCGCGGCAAACAGATAGACGCCAGCCGAAACCGTGTATTGCCCGGTTGCGGGAGTAGCTGTCACGCGCGTCATCGGCAAGCCGCCGGCAGTCACTACGCCCAGATCAGTTGCCCAGGTGCCGGTATCCGGGATCTTGATGGCCACGAGAGAATCAGCCGCGCCCGCCGTGATCGTGAATGGAGAGGCGGGAATGAGAATGCCGACTGAATCCTGCTTGATAGTCGCGATCCCTGCCGTGAGCGTTTGGCCGAAGAAAATGCTGTTCCACATAGCGCCGTTGACCTGTGCGTTTTTGACCTTGCCGGATATTTTGCCCTTGCCGCGCCCGGCCTTTACCGGAAACTGATTCTGGCCATACAGCAACTTGTTATCGAACGACATGTCGATGGAGATTTCCTGCGACAACCCGAACTGGATGGGCGAGGGGACAGCAACAGCCGCGCCAGTCGCGTCGATCAAGGGCGTGCCCCATAAGCTGCCGGCACCGAAAATGGTTTGCATTTTGTTGCTCCTTTATTGGGTTAAATCAAAAACTTGAGTGGTGTATCTGATGTGATAGATAAACGTGGAGAACCCGGCCGTTTGATCCGCTTCGTGCGACTCCCACTTTGCCGGGCCCTGCAACGTTAGCGACGCCAGCCCGCCGAGGGTTGGATCGACCATGATCCGCGCATGAGCGGCAACTATAATTGGATCGGCGAGTTGATCCGGTACGTCGCCCCGGGTGTAAACGTCGATCGCCACGGCTAGCGTGGCAATAGTTACCCCAGCAAACTGCTTCTCTGGAATATCCTCTTCCGGCCGCACTATGATTGCCGGCGATTCATCCCGCCCGATCGCTGTCACGCGTGAACGAAATACACTCGCTCCTGCCGGCGTTGTCCCTGTCAACAGGGTTACCAGTGCCGACAGAATTTGCTCACGCTTGCTTGGCATCAGCCTTTCCTGCCTTCTCCGGCGGCACAAGATCGATCCGAGATTTATGCATTTCTGCCAGGTCAGCAGGTAACTCGATCAGCTCGCCACCTTCCAGCGTCTTGCCATCCATGAGAAAGTGTTCGCCATTCTTGATTCGGTATGTATTCATTTTTGCAGCATCACCTTTGAAAAAACGCCGTCATCCTGTTTTTCCCCTACGCCTCTGGCGGTGTACTTCACGCCATCAACAGTGACGACATCATCTCGTTTGAATGAAACGACGCCGGTTGGGTAGGTGAGGGAATAGTCAGTTGAAATGGCATCGGCGCCGGAAAACGGCATGCTGTTGTCCGGCATGTCGAAGATTGCGGAGAAGGGGACATTACCTTTCATGCACGGGACCGCGAAGTCCCCGAGGAAATCGGTAACGTCCTCCTGGAACATCGATCAGGCCTCGGGCGCTTTGGGTTCAGCTGGAGCCGATTGCTGCGCTGGAGCTGATTGCTGCGTTGAAGCCGTCAGCGCCGCTACCAACTGCGCAACCAAATTTGCCTGACCCGACGCGGACATCGCCGTTACCTTCTTTTCCTGTTCGGCCTTGAATGCCGCGGCGCGCGCCCTTGGCTCGGCAAGCTCTAGTTTATGAAGATGAAGAGCGGCCACATCGTCATCGAGCTCGATCGTTTCGCCGCCGATAATGGTTTTGTCGTGAATCTTGCCATCACTGCTTCTTACTTGCGTGATGACCAGGAAGCCATCGCGCACAATATATTTCGCCATTTTTAATCCTTCAGAATTCGTGAATTGGAAACGGGCCTTTCGGCCCGCTTGTTATCGATACGGTATTGACCAGATTAAGAAGTCAGGGTGTCGGAAATCACGGAGAAACTGGCCGCGTGACGCACGCCGATGTCGATAGATTGCAGTGCGCGGATCAGTACGCCGCCGGATTTGTAAACCGACGCATCGTAAGGATTCGGAACAATCTCCAGAACCCCCCATTCGCCGATCAGCAGCTCATTCCAGGCGCCAAAGAAAACCTCGGAGCAGATGCCGGCGGCGGTGCCTTTAGTCAGATTGCCGCGCGCCTGGTTGGTGCGGGCAACGGGATAACCGTTGATCTCGCCTGGTGTTCCGGAACGCTGGCCAACCGCCGAGCCTGACCAAAGATATTGGCCGGTGGTGGATTTGAGTTTCTTGAGCGCGCCTACCGATTTTGCATTTGCCATGTACGCCAGAGACTCTTCGGGCGCATTCGCTGCCATGACCGCCGTCTCAAGATCGATAAGTTGATCGATGGTCAAAGCCCCGCCATTGGTGCCGCCGATAACCGAACCGATGCCGGATACGTTGGCGATACCGAGAGGCTGCGCAGATGAACCGCTGCCGGACAAAGCGGCAAGATCGATGCCTAGCGCAAGCTGAGCGATCAGATCGGCCCGCACGATCATGTCGATATCGGGGGTCGACTGCATTAGCATGTTGCGGCTGATCTGGCTGAACGTGCCGATGGTTTTGAGTGTCAGGGAAATTTTGTCGAAAGTGGCTTCTGATTCCGTGGTGTTGGTGCCTTCCGATGTCCAGTAGGTTGAAGACGCACCGGTTTGACGCGGAATGTCAACATTGCCGACAAGTCCGGAGAGGACGGTGGCGCCCATTTGCATCACGCGAGCCTTGTTGCGCAGGACTTCGATGAACGAACCCGCCAGGAGATCAGTGGCAACCAGGGCGCCGCCTGTTGCGGACGCGCCCGTCGAGTAGGCTGCACGCGCGGCAAAAGGTATGTTCGTCGGGATGAAGAAGCCGCGTTCGTTTTGAGGAACCCGGCCTAGGCGTTTGGCGATGGCGTTGGAAACCTCCAGCTCGAAACCTGCCTCTTTCCAGTTTTGGTTAAGTGAAGCATTCAAGGCGCGGATAACGGAGTACCCATCCTTTTCACGCTGGGTCATATCGGCATGCGCGCCTTGGCCGAGATCCACCGCTTGCTGGGTATTCCGTGCCTGCAAGATGTCCAGCACTGCTCCGCGCGCGACTTCAACGGTTGCACCCTTTTGGATCAAGCCACGCTTCACTTCCGGATCGATCTTGTGCTGGTTGCAAAGACCGTCTATTTGAGCAATACGTGCCCGTTCAGCTTCGGCGCCGGTCTGACGTTCGCGATTTGCGTCAACGACTACCACGGCCGGCGCGCCGCCGGCTGAGCCGCCCGTGCCATCGCCGGCAGCGTCTTGCAATACTCTTTTACCTTTCATTGGAATTTCCTTCTTAATTTCGGCGGTCGCCGGTTTCGGTATGGATGTGATTTCCACATCCCGCTCTTCATCGCCAGCCCCACGCCCGACGCCGACAGTAGCGTCGGCGGGAACAGTGACTAGTGAGATTTCGTACGGCTCCCAGTCGGTAGCCTTATAAATTTCTTTTTCGGTATCCTCCTCAAACTTGAATACCCGATACATGAAAGACACGTTGCACAAGATGCCGTCATCGGCCTGCTGCATCGCCCAATCGCCGCGCTCATCTTTTCCAAAGCGAACGGTGGCGTAGCCTCGCCCGCTCCTGATCTCCACGCTTTCAACGATCCCCAGGAGGTCATCGCGGTTGTGATTGAACAGGAGCGGCATGTTTGCCTGGCGGATGCCATCGATACGGACCGCGCCTTTTGCATGGCTCAGGATTTCGGTTCCGTACCACATCTCTACCGGCTCTTCCGAACTGAACGACAATTCAACTGTTCGGGTCTCTTTGTTCGTCAGTGCCCGCGTACCATCAACATTGAGGATCCGTGAGACGACACGAACTTGCGGCTTAAGTTTTGCCGGCCGTTCCTTGATCATATTTGCTCCAATAAAAAACCCGCCGAAGCGGGTAATTGTTTTTCTTCCTCTGCTCCATCTTTCGGAGCATCCTCGGCCGGAGGATCGACTGCGGTTGGCTGCGACTCTCCAGGTAAACTAACTTTGGCGGGATCGGTATCGAAAGACAGGTCCAAATCAGACATCATGTCCAGCTCTTGACGCCTGGCTTTAAAAGTATCCTCGGCATCAACCCCTCCACCGGTTTGCGCCACAACATCCGAAACCGTCATGAATCCGCTACGGACCGCTGTCTTGAAGGCATTCACTTCCTTGACCGGATCGATCCAGCCCCAGCCGCGCGGCTTGAAGCGCACTGCCTGGTACTTTTCTCTATCCTCGTAATAATCGGGAGGAATATTCAAATCCCCAGACATGACAGCCGCTTCCATCCACTCGCAATATATATTATGCATCACACCGCGGATTAGCCACCCTTGCAGGACTCGCCACAGATCCCGATCATCTAGCAGAGATAGGCGACTGCTGGAATAGTTGGATTGCGAGTAGTCGCGAGAAAGGGATTCGTAACTTACACCGATACCAGCAGCCATCTCGCGAAGCATGTAGCGCATGAAAGGCTCAAGCGCAGCATTCGGGCGGCTTGGATTGAAGCCCATAAAAGACTCACCTGGCAGCAACTGCTTGAATGTCCCAGGCTCGGCATCGATGACGCGCTGCCCATTGGCAAGATCATCCGCCGGCGCTTCGTCTGGCGTTGTAATAAACCCGACGATATTGGCAGACGCGCGCGCCGCGACAATCTCCGCCTCTGTGTAGCCGGCCATGTCGTGTATCTTTTTCAGAACAGCATGGAACCATGGCACGCCCCGGCTTTGCGGCCAGCGGTCGATTATGAACGGATGGATGATGTCTTCCGCCGGCACGCGCAAAAACTTGGCCGGAACGAACGAAGCAAAGGTGTAGTCACCCGGGTGAACAGGGTGCAGCCAGTAAGCAATGGGCCTACCCCACTGATCCATTTCCACGCCCATGCGGATCGTGTTGCCGTTCGGCGCCTTCGCGGTTTGGAATTGATCCATCAAGCGGTCGGCCTCGATCACTTCCAGCGCGAAATGAGCTTTCCCGCCGCCGAACGGTTGCCTGATTTTACGGATCAGCATTTCGCCGGCCTCTACCTGCTGGCCCATCAGCACACGAAGAATCTCCGTGAGCCCCAGCTTGCCAGCGACATGGCAGGTATTCGATAGAATCCACTTTCCCCATGCGGCCTCGATCTGGGTATTGATGTCTTCTTGCAGCTTTCCTTGACTATTGACCACCTGGGCTTGCATGCCTATACCGTCGCCCACCACGTTATTCTGTACGATGCGCACAGCGTTTTTAGCGTGGCCGTTGTCCCGCACCATCTGGCGCGACCTTGCGCGCAACGCCCTGAGACTGGTCAGTATCTCTGAATCTGCAGAGGTATTTAAAGCGGTCCAGTCAGATGTCAGCCGGGTAAATTGCGCCCCGGCGTATGAGCGTTGCGCCGGTTTGGCCGCTCGCGCTTTGGCTAGCGCCCGCTCTTTATTCCATTTCGCCAGGACCACGGATCCCTTCACAGCGACGTTCCGCTCGTCATACCAGCTCATCTGAACCTCGCGTATAGGTTCGATGGGTTGCCCAAGCCGTTGGCAATAGCCTTGCTGTGCTGCTCATTGCGCACGCGCAGTTTCCAGTAGCTGATAGCTGCTATGAGCTCAGCTGCCGTGTAGTATTTCGCGGAGCGCGAACCGATGGAGTATTCCCGTAACTTCTTCCCGCTCGCGTTTAGATTCGCCAGCGCGGACTCCGCATCTGCCAAGGCTTTCTCGGCCACGCTGCGCGAATCGTGCCCGACAGTTGCGAGTGACAGATCCGGCGTGATCGTAAGGGTGCCAGTCGCGGCAGTGACGCGCACACCTTCAGCCTTGACGCATGCCGCGAAAGTGTAACGTCCTGGCAGCAGGGTTCCGCTTTGCTCAAGCGTCAAGGTCGTTTTCCAACCTTGCCCATCGGTAACAGCAACAAGCGTCAAAGAGGCCGGGCCGCGCAATTCATAAATGAGCGAGTACCCGCTGCTGTCATAGCGGTTACCTCGCGCATCGGTGAATGCTCCGTCATTCCAGGAGGTTGAGTCGCCCTGCTGTAAAGCGTTAAATATATTCATTTACATTCCCGGTGTTCGACAGTGCAGACGTCTGCACCGATATCGCCCTGCTGTTCGTTTACCAGCGCGACGCGCTATAGCTCTTCCTACCCGGATTGAACGGCGCAGGTTTTGGCTTGATTACGGGTTTTTCAGCCACAACAGGAACAGACGGCACATCAGGAACCGCGGCGGCTGCAGGTGTAGCGGGCTCGGTGAAAATATCCGCTTGGCGCACCTTCTGTTCCAGGTTCAGCCAATGTGATTCCTTGTACAAGTTCAGCTTCAGCGAGCGCGCCGCGTGCAGTGCATAGACCTCACAATCCAGCGCTTCATTACGCACGCCGGATTTCTTTTTCCAAACTTTTTTGTTCCGGATGGTGCGGTGCGGCACCTTGATCTCGCTGGTGAGCTGCTCCCAGTAATCTAGGCGGACCGTGTCATACCAGTGCATTCTGCCCGGTCCCGAACCGGTCAACTGCAACCTGCCTTCGAGCAGCAAATCTTTAGCACGCGATGTCCCAACTATGAACGGCTTAAGCCCATGCTTTGTGTGCTTGTGCTGGCGGTTGGTGTCCACCGACGATTTGGGAGGAGCGAATATTTCGCGCCCATCGTCTGTTGAGGCGCCTTTTACCGCCATGTAGTTCTTGTTCAGGCGCCGGCGCACATAGCTATATACAGGGTCCGAGGTAACACCATCTGACGAATCTATACTTACAGCGCGAATCATGAGCCTGGTGCCGCCGGCATGAACAAACTCGCGCGTGAGCAATGCATCAAGGTCAATCCAGGCGCCTTGCTCGGCGAGCCGGGTGTCGCCGTGGATCTCGCCCCAGTACAGCAGCCAGCTCTCTTCCCCTCGACCCCAAGCGCGTATAACTACTGCCAGCCGATCATGCTGCACATCCACACCAGCGGTGAGTACCAGGCCGCCCCAGGGAACGACAAATTCTTCGTACTCTTCCGCGCGATCCTTCAGCACGTCTTCGGTAGGAAGGTCGCTCTGATATTCCCAGGATAAACCAAGGGAGGAGTTCCAGAACGCGATTAACGCGCCGATGTCACCCTGGGCCTCTTCGGCTTTTGCTGCGAGATATTTCTCAACGAGCCTGGTAAGTTTACTTTCAGCGAATGGCGAATAGAGTTCGTTGAGGTAGAAACCAGCCACGCCGCGAAATTCGGCAGTGGCCCGCCACTCGCCGTTGCGTACGCCACGATTTTTTTGTGCATCGTTCCACAGTGCCCCGCAATTTGGGCAAGCATAATATGCGGTTTCCGGCAGCGCATGCCCATACACAGAATGGCTGCGGGTTTCGTCACTGTGCCAGTGCACGTTCTCCCAGGCCAGCACATGCGACTCGTCGCATTCGTGGCACGGCACGAAGTTTTTTCTCTGATCGCTTTCCAGCATTTCGGCAACGATGCTGGAGACACCCTTGATACTCGGCGTACCGCCTGCAATAACCTTTCGATCGTGATACGTTTTTCCCCGCTCCTCCAGGAGCTTGATCGAGTCGCCTTGACCCTTGATGTTCAAGTTGCAATCGTCGGGTTCCTCAACGATCATGATCTTTGCAGGCGTCGATTTCACCCCGCCGGTACTGTTCGACCCGATGAACTTGAGGAAGCCGCCGGGAAATTTTTTCCGGTTCTGTGTGTTATCGGCTGTGCGAGTCTTGGTCTGTACCAGGGCTGTCAGTACCGGCGTCGCTTCAACCATCGGGTTGAATTTTTCGACGTTGTAATCCTTTGCGTTCTGATCCCTGGGAAACATCACGATAACCGGTGCCGGCGCGATGTGGATCGTGTACCCGATCAGGTTATTGATCACGCCATCGGTCCAGCCAACCTGCGCGGATTTTTGGCAAACCACTTTCCGCACCGTCCGATCATTGATGCACTCGAGGATCCCGCGCAGGTACGGCGTGATTGCCAGGCTGTACTTGCCCGGCAAGGCGCTATTCTCTGCTGAGATATACCGGTACTTTTCCGCCCATTGCGCTACCGTTATTTTCGGCGGCGGCGCAAAGGTCCTGGTCACCCGCTTCAGCAGTGCCTTCAGCGGATTCGTATTCGGAGAGTTTGCGTAGTGCATCATCAAAAGTTTCCGCGATCAGGTCGCGCTTGGCATCCACACCATCCGTTACCTCTAAAAGATGAGCCAGGCGATCGGGCTGCGAGCGCAGAAAGGAGCGGGCGGATGCGACCATCGCATTCCACGCCGGCTCGATCTCACCCACAGGAATCAGCAGTCCGCGCTTCTCCGCGATCTCCAGTTCGACCTTGTCACCCTGCAGGCGGGATAGTCTGTCTTTCTGCGATTCCACCTGGAACTTGGCAACCTCCCGGGCGATCATCCAGGCGATTACTTGCTCAGTGTCGTACTGGTTCGACTCGCCACGCTCTCCGCTGTACACAACCGGCAGGCCGTCACGCTGCCAATCGGTCAACGTTCGCTCAGAAATGCCGACGATTTCTGAAAGAGCTGATTTATTTACTATCTTGCTCAAGATGAGGTCAAAGGAAGGAAGTCAAGGGAACCCAAACATCTGCGCGTTTCTCGCGGTTCTCGCACCCGCTGTAGGAGGGCCTGGGAAGTACCTTTTACCTCTTGAGGCTGAGGTATCGCACCTCATGCTCGAAGATGCGCGGAAAGTTATCAATGATCTTCCTCTTCAGTGCTGCTTGAACTATGTCATTGACGAATGCTGCTGGTACGCTCGGGCCATACAGTTGCCTGATCGGTAGGCCGCTCCATACCCTCATGCCGTTCTTGACTCTCAGCTTGTGGCCTGCCCCGGTACGTACGAACACGCCCTTGTGACCGTTGGGCATGGTTGCAATGAATGCGCCCGCTATGATCTTGCGTCCATTCTTGACATTGACTGATACGCCAGCCTTCACAGCACGGGCGCCATAGTCTATTAAGGGAACGACTGCGCTCCTGGCTCCTACCTTAGCCAGTCGGTCACCGGGACGTGCGCGACGAATGTACAACTGCTTCTTGATCACGTACACCTTCAAGCCATAACCCGCATCGCGTATGCTGCGTGACGTTTGAGTCTTCACTTGCGCCGCTATCTTATTCAGCGCCCTGGGCACAGCCTTATCCATTACCTCTTTGGGTACGTTACCAAGCTTAGCTAAGGCCTTGCTTATATCAGCCTTCACGCTTACCTTGATCATCGCTGCTTTACTATCACGCGGAAGCTTCTATCCTCGGTACGGGGCATGGTATTTGCGGTGACTATCCGGCACGACACCCAATAGGTTTGCCCAACGTTTCCGCCTTTTAGCCACACCGTTGCGATCGAGTTGGTCACAGCCTCATCATGTTTTGTCAGGCCGGCGCCTACCGTCCATGTGGCAGCATTGATTGTGTCGCCATCAAGCCATGCGGACCAATCCACCGCGTAGTCGAGATCCGCATCCGGATCTTTGATGATGTAATCGCCGAGCGCGTCAGTCTCGAATCCCGTCATGCTGATAGCGTCCTGTTTTCAGCCTCAACTTCGATAACCCTCAGCTCTCCAACTACAGCCATTGTTCGCCATGATGGCGTGGGTAATAAACCACTTGGCCTGAGTGATCCAGAGCTTGCTAAATTCGCTTGAATGCTCGATGCGGCAATCAGCATATGCTGCTGCACGATAGCTGATGCTGCCGCTACGTTATCCTGAACGCTTGCCGGACAAACCAACGCTTGCGCTTGCGAAACTACGACAGATGCGCTGATATTTGCCTGAGTCGAGGGCGAGGGCGCGAGATCATGAACAACTCCTGTCGTGATCGCGCCCACGCTTGCGGCATTCGCCTGCGTCGATCCCGCTTCGTTCAGGACATGCGCCTGGGAAATTGTGCCAGGCATGCCGATGTTTGCCTGAGTAGCAGCGGCTGCGACAAGGTTATGTTCTGCCCCTGCCGCAATTGCGCCTGTGCTGGCCACATTGGCTTGTACTGATCCCGCTGCGCTGAGCGCATGAAGCTGGATAACAGCTCCGGTGATACCCGTATTAGCTTGAGCTAACCCATCCCCTATCAAATCAAGTTCAGCTTCTGTTGTCTTCAGCATCCAGACCGAAGCATCTTGAGCGGTTTCAGTTCGGGGCTGATCAACAATTACTACCGATTTAAGCGCGGGAACATAGCGCATCCGGCCAAGGATAGAAATCTGATAGTTCCCGATAGGCGTAGGGCCGGTGGGTACATGCTCGGTTGCGGCCCACGTAGTTGACGCCCAGCCTGTAACCGGACTCCATTCGGGTATTGCTACGGTGTAATACGTGCCGGGGTTATCTTCCCAGCCTGTCCAGAGATAAAGTAAGTCGTCATGTTCCCCGTAAGCCGCGCCGAATGATCTGCTGGATATGTTCGTAGGAAGCGGAGTTCCATCTTCCAACCGAACAAGGCGGATAGGGGTATCGTAAGAATTCCAAACTGCCGTTGAGACATGCACCGCCGCAAGTTCAGTCGCTTTCGCCGGAGAGCCGATCCCGCTTAAATCTCCTAGCCCGCCACGATAGAACATGCCGCGCTTGCTGTCGAAAACACCCCAACTTTCGTAGAGAACCGAGTTCTGTGTTTGGGTAAGGTAGGAGAAGGTATCCCGTCCTCCAGCGCGAATATCCCCGAATTCATATCTGTACCAGTATGGAAAGCCGGAGGCGCTGTCCATCGTGAAGTAGCAAACGTCTTTGCCGCCTTCGTCAACGCAGACCGTAGCGCCATTAATATGGCTCAGACTGTCCAGGCTGTAACCGCCGTCTACCATGTCTATGCGGTTATACCAGGCGTTCGATCCGGCCTTTACGTTTGTCGTGTCCCAACCGGAGCCAGTTGCCCCGCCCACCTTGTTAGGGTCAGCCAGTGCCAGATCGAAACACCACGGCCCTACAGCGCGGGAACCCGTTCCGACCTGCTCGCGGAATGCCTTGCCGCTGGAATATGCTGCGCCGCCGAATGTGCAGAACATCCTGTTATTCGGCAAGTAAACATTATTACAATAAGTGTGAGAGGACTGGGGCGCATCTTTACCGAGTATGTAAGCGTCTACCGGATCTCCAGTGAGCGTGAATTTGCTCGGCAAACTCCCGCGCTTCCATTGCCCTGTTTGTCCATTCCAAATGTAAATCTCGTTACCGCCATAGTTCGCGTGGCCCCCGCCCCATACTATGAGGTTACCTTTCTCGGTATCCCATGCAACGCTCGGCCACGCGTTCAGGATGGCAAAGTGCGACCAGTCGATATACCCTGGCGCGTCGTCGCTGCGCGGCATCGTGCAGTCGAGAAACGTGCTGGTGTTGACTTGAAGCCACTCCCCCTTCTGCACCGGCTTCAATAGACCGCGAAGTCGGCCATAAGGGTCCGTTGAGCCTACACTGCAAGCGTTGACCTGAGTTGCATTGCCGCCAGTTAGCGTTTGTGTTCGGGTTATGCTTCCCGAAGAAACCAAATTCGATTGACTCGATGGTAATCCGAACAAATTACCCGGCACTGAGATATACCCAACGCCGCTGGTATTTGCTTGTGTCGCGTTCGATCCCGTTAGAGTCTTTGGCGATGCAGTGAAAATAGCATTAGGGTCGGAAACAAGTCTTGCTATCTCAGCATCGCTAATTGCCTCAATGTAGGCTTGCGCAGTTATATGCTTGAATGGTTTTGTTGCATGTCCAGTGATACTGAAATTCTGGTCCGGCCCCATCGCGCCAGCCTCTTTCCAGAAGTCACCAGAACCTATCAATGCTCCATCAAGAAAGAACTCGACCTTATTTTGTACTTCGGTATAACGAACCGTAATAGTGTGTAATGAGTTATCGGTTATGTCATAAGTCAAGTTTGAATATTTAGCGTAACCGGAATGCAGGTTCACGCAATACATATACAGAACGCCAGGGGAGTAACTGGTTGTGCCTATTGCCCATCCATAACTAGCCCCGGCTACGCGCAGAAATTCCTGCGCGGCATCGTCTCGGAGAACGCCATACCAGTTATAGGTAAAATCTCCGGACACAAACGGGTCAACACCCGCTTCGACATACCTCCATGCCGTCCAGCTACCGCTAGGAACAATAGCAACGCCACCCGCCGTGGTTTCGGTCGTGAGCGTAGAGCCGTCCGGGATCGAGCCTGTTAACAGCTCATTGATCCCTTCCGATCCGCGTAGAACGAACCCGGCTTTTGCTCCGAGCGGGTCGCTTAGATTGACCGGCACTTAGGCTGGTTGACCGCTGGTATAAGTCAGGCTCGGGAAATTTATCGTATTCCCGCTGGTAATCACCTGATCGCTGGTTTCGTCCGTTACCAGCAAAACCTTACTCACATTATCCGTAAAAGCAATGTGCAGATCCGGTGTTGCGCCTGAGTTGGCGAAAGCCGCTCCGCTCTTGGCTGAGACACTCAGCACACGCGCTGCGCCATCGGCGCCGGTCAGTGCATAATCGCCGGGGGCCATGGTGACTTCACAGATCGAGTTTCCGGTCACGGTTGCGTACGAGTCACCGACAGCGAAAGCCTTGAGCAACAGCATGCGGATCGCACCATTTCTGATTGCATTGAGGCCACCATCCAGCACATCGGAATGAGCATATTTAGACATTGATTCTCCAAATGACGGGCATAAAAAAACCCGAAGGCGCGGGCCATTCGGGTGCTGTGCTGCGTTTCTATATGATCTGGGCGGACTTCTGAAAATCCGACACTTGACAGGATATACCGACAAAAATGGAAAATCAAGCCAACTGCCTCAAATTTTTGACTGTCTCGCGATAGTTATTCCACTTCTCACGTTGGCGCGCGATCTCGGCCTTTAGCATCTCATGCCCACGAATGACACGTTGCTCATAGGTGCGCCAGTCAACGCCCTGCCCTGAACGGCGAGCAAACCAGGTCAACGGCCACCCCTCGTATTGCCAGAACAACGATACCGCCTGTTTGTACCGGGCGGGCAAAGCACTTAAAGCCTGGTCTATATCCCGAGCCTCGCCTGTCAGCAGAGGCACATTTGACTCGCCGTATGTATCGCCGCCAATGCCTGAGTAAATTGAGCTGATGGTGCGCCGTTCTTTGATGACACCCGCGTTGGTCAATGCCCAGTTGCGCATGCCGCGTATGAAATGTTCCGGCAGTTCGTTGTAGATTTTTTTACTCACACTACCTCCTTTCATCAAACCAGCGGCACCTATGGCCTACAGTTGGCACGCCCGCTTGCAGCTTATTGCGCTCATCCATGCACATGGACCGACCCAGCACCTTGGCATGCTTGGTGCACAGCTTGCAGCCCAGGCGGTCAAGCTGCCGGGCTTCCAGCGTCTCGGCCGGGTCGCGGTAATACTTTGCAGGCAATGCATAGCTTCTATCCATTAGCCACCACCGCTACCTCACGAATTCGATCTTCCATCGCTCTCACTTGCAGGGTGAATGCCCTTATCTCACCCGCTTTCTTTCCCAGGTCATTAGCCCAACATGCGATCAGCTCGGCATCCCCGCTTTTCACCGCCCGGCCGATGCTCTCATCCGCCTCGGCAAGATCGATATCAGACCATCCGTCCGCTTCTTTCCACCACTTCCGGACCGCAATGTAATCAGCACGAAGCTTTTCCTTGTCCTTTTCTTCTATCACCTCATCACCTTTATTTGGTTACGCGAAAATGGTTAGTTACGCCAGCGGTTACGCCTGAAAGCCCTGTAGTTACGTGGGTTACGCGGTTACGCGGTAGGTCTCAACTTTTGCGAAATTGTTGTTATTTACAGATTTACTGGATGAATAGAAAAACGCTCTCACGTACGCGCGCATGCGAGTTTCCGCGTAACCCACGTAACTGCGCGGGTTTCCGGCGTAACCGAGCGCGTAACCGGGTGTCTTTTGGCGTAACCTGCGTAACTGCATGGGTTTCATAGCTGTTTTCCCTCGTTTTTGCCTAAAAATTCATCTAATGCCCGCTCGAAATGGGCTACTTCACGTGCTGCCCACTTGCCTTGCGTCATTTCCATCGGCGGCTGTTCAGTACCGGGTATCCACATCCGTTCGGCCTTCTTCCCGTTTTGCACATCATCCAGTTTTATGACTTTGTAGATGAGCAGGACAGGCTGATCCGCCCGCCTGCTGGATAACAGGTCCGATGTCTTGCGTACCATCTTGGTGAAATGCTCCTGCGTAGGAGGAAACCGCTCGCCTGTCAGGGCGCACCACCTCCTGAATGCCTGGTATAACTGACCGGCGGAACATACCTTCAGAGGGAGAGGGAGATAACCGTTCAGCCACTCGCGGACAAACCGCTCCGGAGGTTTTAGCCCGAGCTCGATCAGGTCTTTTTTAGCCCTGGTCATTGGCGGGATATCGAATTCCGTAAACCCCGTCAGGTCGAGCGACAGCAAGTGTCGATAGAAAGCCTCGATGGCGCCAGCGCGCATTGCGTCTGCAACTCGCTGGTATAAATCGTCTGCCCGCATCTGCGGGGTGTAGACAACGAAGTAGCGGCGGTCGCCCTCTTCCAGCGCCAGGGGCTGATGCTCGTTGGAAAGGAAGACCACGTTCACGTGATTTGCCTCAGTCCTCAGCGGCATCATCTTGGTGTTAATCTGAATGGTCTCGCCGGTGATGAAGCCCTTGAGCTTGTTTTTATGGTGATAGAGCTCTTGGCGCGCAACCACTTCATCAGCGATCAGGAACAGCTTCTGTGAAGCCCAGTCGTTAAACTTGTCCTCAATCTGATCCTGGCCAACGACCAGCGCATAATCTCCATAAATCTTGGCTACGATCTCAAAGAACAGGTTCTTTCCCGCCCCTTGAGGACCGTGGAACACCAGCGCCGAGCGCATCTTTGTTCCAAGTCGCTGCAGGGGCAGCGCCAGCCATTTCAGCGTCCATGAGATTACTTCTTCGATTGCCAGTTCGGATTCCGCAGATTCCGCGCACAAGTGGCTGATCAGCTCGATAATTGCGGAACAGTCCCCTTTCTTCGCCTCCATCGGCAACCCGGCAAACAAATTGACAGCAGGCGGCTCGATTGCCCCGGAAGGGTCGAACACAAGTTGCTCCGGCATGATCATCCGGCGCTTGTCCGAATTCAGCCACATCTTGACGTAATCGTTGCCGAAGGCCAGACGCATGGCATTTACCCGGATCAGCTTTCGCGCTTTCTCGTCATAGCAGGTATCTGTGCTATAGATCAGCGCAAAGTTGTCGATCAAGTCGTTATAGCGGTCCCAATTGATCGGCTGCTTATCCCGCTTATCCCCTCCCCCCTTTTCTGGGGGCTCGGGCGCTTTATCAGAGGGGGAGGGAGAGGATTTACCCTTGTCTTTAGGCACTGCGCGAAGTTTTGGAGGCCTCCAGCCGGCTTCCATGGCGCGTTTGAAGATAATTGCGCCAGTAATGCCGCCGGGCTTGAAGCTCTTCCAGTGAGATTGCAGCGTCTTGCCGCCGGGATATTTTGCGCTCTTTGCAGACCAGGATTCCCATACCGACAATCCGGCTTCACCCAACTCGGCATGGATGGCCATGCCGAGTTGAATCCATTCATCGTATCCGCAAGTCGGGTTGACAAACGCCAGCGCAGACTCGACCTTGGCGCGCACATCAATATCCCCACTCGTTTCCACGGGAGGAGAGTTGACATGCTTGTTCTTGGCAGCATCGACTGTCTTTTGGAGGCGGGCGAGCGTCTTATCTGAAATCGGCGCCACCTCAGCCGGCGTGCCCGGGAAGCGTGCCCCGGTAACCGTAAAATACTGGCGGCCACAAAACACCTCAACACCAATATCGTTTGACTTGAACGTATCGGAATCGCCGAAGACGATGATGTGCACCCCTTTTCGGGACGGCGAATACTCGGTATAGCTGGCGCAGGCCTGGATGATGTTGGTGGCGCGTTCCGAGATCTCGCCTGTTTCTGTGTTGATAGCCCCATCGATATCGATACCGATCAAGCCATCGCCAGGGAGGAAGGCGAACCCGATGCCGGAAAACCGGCCAGATGACAATGCCGTGCACGCCTCCTCGAAACTTGCCAGGGCTGCGCGGTCTTCCGGGCTGCCTTGCGTACCGTTTCGTCTTTCTCCGGAGAGGTAGTACGGCATCTTGCGCGGCTTTTTATCGCCTGGTTTCTGCTCAAAACGCCATGTCAGCCATTGCCGGCGTTCGCGCAATGCGGCCGGGACAGCGTACAGATCGGTGGCGGCATCTGTCATATTTACGCGCGCGGGGCGCGGCGGCGCTCGTGCACCCGCTTTTCGAGCTCGAGCAGACCTTGCACGGCCCGGCGAATCGCCAGCTCTATCTTTTCCTGCTCGGGAGGCGATATCCAGTTGTCGGAGAGCGCGGTTGAGATCGCGGCGGCCACCTCACCCTCTTCCGCCATCACCTTGCAGATCATCTGCAGCAGCTCGCCGTTGGAGACATGCTCGGCAGGCGGAAGCTTTACGGCAGCATACCCATGCCGCCAACAGAACGCCTGGATGGGAAGCCCGGCAGCTTCATCTTTTCCAGCTTCCTGCAAATTTTCGATGATCAATGAGACTTCTTCGAAGCCGGTGTAATCCGACTCGACACCGGGGCGCAGCTTGTTATAAAGCCTCGCGGCGGAAGGTAAATCTAACCGCTTGTATAGGGACTCGATCCCTCCTGGATACTTCCGGGCGGCCTTGTAAAGAGCATCGTGCTGATTGATGTCCGAATAGCGGTGAGTCACGTTAAAACCCCGCTTCGATTAACGTTTTTTTTGTCATTACGCGGGCGCATGATTCGATCATGCGATTTCGTGAAACCAGTGCTGAGCAAAGAAAAGCCCTCCCCGAAGGGAGGGGGAACTGCACGGCCGAAGTGGGAGAGAAGGCCGGGCAGAACGGAAAAGGCGGGAATTCCAACGTGATAAGATTTGATTTCCACATCAATCTCAACAACAAAAGGAATTCCCTTGAAACTCGATATAGACTCGAAAACTGTTTCAATCCCCTGCCCCCACTGCAGCAAGAAATTCGACGAGAAGATCGGAAGGTTGAAGCAAGATCAGAAGCTTATTTGCCCCGCCTGCCACGAATCCTTCACTGTGGACGCTACAAAGCTCCGTGCCGGAATCGAGAAAACGCTGTACGATTTCAAGCGGCAGATCGGGAAGCTTGGCCGATAGTGAATCGAGCGCGGCAGTCAGTGCTGTTGCGTCACAATCGACCTCTAATCTCAACAAAGGGATCATGCTTCTGCCTTTGTTTGGTTGGGGGTGCTGAATACTTCGGGATGCGCTACCTTGATATACATAAGCCTGGCGTCCGGAATACCGTCCTCACGCCATCCGGAAACAGAGGGAGGTTTGATGTTGAATAAGCGCGCGACAGCATTCGTGCCACCGAGGGCATCAATAATTTGATTTGCAAATTCTGACTTATCCATGGCTCTCATTATAAGGCATACCTAACATTAGGTGTCAAGGTATACCTAATAATAAAAACGATATGATTGCAAGTATGGAAAAATGGAACGACAGACTTGTTTACGCGCTCAAGGTGCGCAAGAAAACTCAGGCTGATCTGGTTAAAGTCACCGGAGCTAAAGCACCATCAGTTTACGAATGGGTGTCTGGTATAACCAAGAACATGACAGCACCCAATGCAACAAAGGTATGTAATTTCCTGAGAATTAATGTTGACTGGCTTCTATATAAGAAAGGACCGAGCGGGCTTGAGGATGATACTGATAACGCGCCCGTGTTATTAACTACCGAACAGAAGCAAGTATTAAAGCTCCTCGAGAGGATGGAACTTAAGGCCAAAGAGAATTGGATAGCAAACGGCGAATTGCTTGTATCCGTTATGTCTGCTTCCGACGCTGTTGCTACGCCACAATCTAAGCCAATGGAATCACAACCAGAGCGCCGCCTGGCAACTGAAGACCGGAGGAAGACCGATTTAGGTTTTGACCCAGAACGCAGGCATCTATACGGCGCACCGAATTTCCCGGAAAAGAAACAGACGTATACGGACCGAAGGAGGGGAAAAAAATGAAGCCGCCTTTTACACTAATGCAACGACCGATATCGCACGACACCGCCGAGGCTGCTCTGACGATAGCCGGGGATGCGCAACAAGGCGACTCCATAGGCATGGCAGCCGTCGTAATGTACCTGAAGCCGGAACCTCACTTCATCGCTTTTGTCACCGACGAGGCCGAGCGCAACCCCATCTTCACCACCGGCATGCTCGCGTCTCTAAGCTACCAGCTCATGCGGAAGGCGAATGAATAACAGCAGTGATACAATCCAGTCGATCAAAACTCAACCATAAGGAAAGCAATGAAAGTTGTTGTAATCGTCGCAATGGCGTTAGCGTTATCTGCCTGCGCGACGGTAGGAAAGGAAATATCACCGAATCAGCTATCTCAGTTCAAGGAAGGGATAACCACGCAAGATGAGGTTCTAACTGCGCTTGGAACGCCAACATCAAGCACAACTACAACGGATAGCACGGTTATCGTTTACTCTTTTGCGCATGTCCAAGCGCGCCCAGCAACGTTCATTCCGATCTTTGGTATGTTTCTTGGGGGGACAGATACGCGCTCATCGGCCGTTGCCTTTCGATTTGGGCCAGATGGAAAACTGGTAAAGATGGCGCGCACAGATATGAGGAGCGGCGCCGGAACAGGCTTTGCTTCCGGCAAATATCAGAAACCGGATTACTCCCTGCCACAAGAGGCTGTTACTGAGTAATTTAGTGCAGACGTCTGCACAAGCCTCCTGCTCACCTGTTCCCCAACTAGGGAAAAGTAACGCTTCCCCACCCCCACCTGGGGGAATTCTATTGGTGCCGTGCAGCCTCTATCCCAGCCTTGGCCAAGAAAGCCGAGCGCGACTCACCGGATCGTTTCGCGCCTTCGTCAATAACCCTCAATACCCGCTTCGGTAGAGTTATGTTGACGCGCTCCACCTTGTCATCGAGCTGCGATAAATCGACACTTACCATTGCCCAGATCCAGCCGTCAAACTCAGGATTTTTCCTGTGTTCTTCAATGGGGAGCGGTTTGGGAAAAGCCCGGCCTTCATCCAGATAGGTTTCCAGGTGAAGCAATACCGCTTCATGCGCATTCGTTATGGCCTCGTCCACCGTATCGCCCGCTGAAAAGCAACCGGGCAAATCGGGCACCACCACGCCGCATGAGTGTGACTCATCCCCCATTTCAATCGCTATCGGATAACGCATAACTCCTCCTCACTTTAATCCCGCCTGTTTCAAAATCGCATTCACCAAACCAACTCCCAAATCCTTTTTAGGGTGCGGCACTGTCACCGTTCTGCCGTCTTTCTTCATCTGATGATGGCTGCCCTTGATACGGTCTATCTCGAAACCGTTGTCTTTTAAGAGCTGCATGAGTTGTTTGCTGTTCATAGTGTGTATTATACACACTTAATAAGAATAGTCAACTATTTAGCTTACCACTGTCACCGCCAACATTAGCAGCTGTGATCATTGCATCAAATAATAAGGCATACCTAATGATTGTTCTTGACAATGATATTAGGTATGCCTTATTCTGAACTCATCCACTGACCAAGATAAGAATTTCCCGTACTGGGTAAGCCCCGGGTGAGGTCAGGGGATAGGTCGACGATCCCGGTAAGCGCATTCAAACGAAAGTGTTTACCAGGACTGGATGACTTCGAAGGCATTCAAGATGGTCCTCAAAAATGTCGAGTAATGCCCGAGTTTGCGACTAACAGCATGACTTACGCCGGATGGAAAGAATCCGGCACGTTTAAAACCCTCTGGCTCGAGATACGAATTTCCTTACGGCCGATTATGTACGCCTTCCTCGTCCGGCCAGGGTGAGAGCCAGAGGTCCCGAATAAACGAATCAGGAGAGAGACAGATGGCTGGAACAGCACCCGTGGCACATACCACGGAAAACGAAATCAAGTTTTTGAACGAACTCGGCATGTTCACCGGCATTGCCGAGACGAAAGAAACCCTGCTTGAAGGGTATATCGCCGGCGCAATGCAACGCAGCGACTGGGGAGCGATGGATCGCACCAAAGTGCTTCATCACGCCAGAACCCTGCACGCCCAACAAGTCCGTCCCACATAAAAACGGGGGAAAGCGAAATGCCTGCTATGAAGCTCGCCCCTAACCAGCGCGTAGTCATCACCCGCCCCGCCGTCATCCCGGCCATGCAAGGCCGCAGCGGTGTAGTCGAGGCCGTACTCGCCCCCGCTGCCTTGGTGGACGCCAGCCGAGGCGAGGCCGCAATTATCCGCATGGAGACCCCGGCGAACCTGCCCGGGCTGCATTTCCACTTTCTCATTTTCTACGCGGCCGAGTGCAGCCCGCTCGACCACGCGACCCCGCTTTAACCCCCAATGGAGACCAAATGAAACTTTTCCCCAAACAGCGCCCAGTTTACAGAGTGCAGAAAGCACTGAAACGGCTCAGCCGTGAAAAATGGATTTGCGGGGGAGAGATAAATGATATGTGCATGAAGCTATCAAAACTAGCGGCGCCAGTCGGGTGGGGAAATGTTGCGTCACATGCGATGCGGTACGACTGCGTGTTTGTTGGAATGTGGAATGGAGAGCCCCCGGCACGGCGTGGCATCGATCCGTATTACCCAGAGATGCTAAGGGCTTTGAAGGGCAGAAATACAAAAAGCGACGCGAGTACAGAGTTGTTGATCTTAGAAATTAAACTTAGGAGTAAAAATCATGCCGGGTGAAATAACAAAAGTTCAGACGATTGAAACGTTCGGAGACGTTCGACGGTTTATTTTGGAGACAGTAGTCGCGCTGCGCGATGGTGATTTAGACATATCACGCGGCATGGCGATTGCTGCAAATATGAAGGTGCTGAATGACAACATTCAAGTCGAAATTAATGCGGCGAAACTTTCCATCGCGACAGATGGAAGGGCGCATCAGTTTGGTCGGGTAGTAAAGATGGGACGGCGACTGATTAGCGACAACACTGACGCGGAGACATCAGTCGAAGGAGCCCAGTCATGATCCAGCAATTCATCAACTCGCCGGATCTCGCCCACCAGGCAGTGCTGCCCCTGGATAAGATCGAGCGTTCTATCACTAATCCCCGCAAGCGGTTCGAGGGGAGCATGATCACCGAGCTCGCGGCCAGTATTGGAAAGGTCGGCGTGCTGCAACCGATCCTCGTCCGGCCCCACCCGGTCCGCGATGACAAATACGAAATCGTTGCCGGCGAGTGCCGCTACCGTGGGGCGATGATGGCCGGGCTTGAAACCATCCCCGCTATCATCCGCGACCTCACAGACTTGGAAGCGCTCGAGCTGCAAGTGCTGGAAAACCTGCATCGCAACGACCTGCATCCGTTGGAAGAAGCCGAAGGCTTCCAGCAGCTGCTTGACGCCAACGGCTACACAGTTGAGATCCTGGCAAGCAAACTCGGCAAAAGCAAAGCGACAGTCTATGCCAGCCTCAAGCTGTGCGCGCTGTGCCCGGCCGGCCGCGAGGCTTTCTACGACGGCAAGCTGACTGCCAGCACTGCGCTGCTCGTTGCGAGGATCCCTGGCGCAAAGCTGCAGGCGACTGCCCTCAAGGAAATTACCAAGCCCGGCTATAGCAATGCCCTCCCGTCCTATCGGGATGCCGTGAATATGATTCGCACCCGATACACGCTGGATCTCGAGCGCGCCATCTTCGACATCGACGATGCTAACCTGGTCGAAGCGGCTGGCGACTGTCAATCGTGCGAAAAACGCTCCGGCAATTGCCGTGAAATCTATTCGGACATTGTTAGTGCAGACGTCTGCACGGATCCGGATTGCTACGCCGAAAAGCGCCAGGCGCACATCGACCGGTTGCGGCAGGACCCCAACACCATCACGGGTGACGCCGCGAGAGAAATCATACCCACCGGCGAGTATTACATCGAAGACGAGAACTTTGCTCACCGCCACGACTACCGTGTCAGAGAGATTGCAGCCCTCCTGGGCGACGATCTACCCACCCGCACGCTCCTGCTCAAGGACACCCCGGCTACGCTGGTAGACCTCGCTGCGGCACAGCAGCTCATCAAGGAAAGAGGGCTTGAAATCCCCGCCGAAGATGATACCCCGGCACGTTTAAGCCCGTATCAGATCGAGCAGCGAGCTCGTGAGCTGATTCAAAAGGTCGAAGTCGAGCGCCGCATGCGCCTGTTCGCAGCCCTCCATCAACGGCTGGGTGATGCTGCAGTGCGTGAAAAAGCCCTCATAGTCGTAATCCCGATGATGATTACCGCATTCTGGGATCAGCTTCCCCTGACCGAAACAGAAAGGCTTTTTGCTGCTCGCGGAGAAGAGGATTGGCTATCGAATAACGATGAGAAAGGCACCCTGTATGAAGAGGCTTTCCGTGACAAGAGCCCCAGGGAGCTATCCCAGCTCTTGCTGGAATTGTTCGCCGCAAACGCCGATAACTATGTACTAGATGTCCCACGGTGCTATGGATCTGATAACGAAATCAACTACGCGCCCAATAATTTCTACACCATCCTGCGCGCAGTTGGCATCGATCCGGACGCACCGCTAACCCCCGAAACCGACGAAACGCCTACCGACCCCACGCCTACCGACCCCACGTCGGCTGCGCATGCGGCGGAAGAGATCGCGCGCGAGGAAAACCCGGCGGACGAAACGCAGCCCGGCGCGCAGCCCGCTGCGCAGGCGGACGAACCAGCGGCCGAAGCGCAACCCGAGGCAACCCCAATCGAGGCGGCGGAATCCGCTGCGCAGGCGGACGAACCAGCGGCCGAAACGCAACCCGATGCAACCCCAATCCAGGCGGCGGAAAAGCCCGCCGCGAAAAAGCGTGGACGGCCTAGAAAACAGCCCGTTGAAACCCCCGTTGCGGCGGTGGCGCCATGAAAATTATCGGACTTTCCGGCCCCGCCGGATCCGGCAAAGGCAGCGTGGCCAGAGCGCTGTGCGAAACCCAGGGCTTTGTAGAGCTTGCCTTTGCCGATCCGATAAGAGCTATGGTGGCGGCCGCGTTTGGGCTTGATGACAGCTATTTCACGGACCGGGCAAAAAAAGAAGCCGTCGTGATCCGAATCGGCAAATCCCCCCGCGAGCTCATGCAAAGCGCCGGCGACTGGCTGCGCGAACTCGACCCCGACATGCTCCTGATCCTGCTGCAGCCAAGACTTGCCAGGATCCTCAAATCTCCCCCGTCGCTGTACATCACCGGCATCGTCATCAGTGACGTCCGCAAAGAAAACGAGGCGCACTACATCCGCGAAATGGGCGATCTCTGGCACATCCACCGCACCACGCTGGCCTACACCGGCTTGGCCAGCAACACCAGGCTGCACAACACCGAAGCCGGCGTCGAGTGGAAACCCGGCGATGGCCTCATTGCCAACGCTGGCAGCATCGATGACCTGTACGACAACGTCAACGCACTCTTTGAGGAGACATCATGCAAAGACAGCACAAACTGATCAATCCCGACAATCCTTTTGCCGCATGGGCAATCATGATCATCGCACTGATCCTGTTTTTCTCGTTGCTGAGCTGGATCCGTGATCGCGAAATGGATCCGGAAAATTTAATCCGCTGCCCGCGTCCAGGCCCGGGCCAGCAGCTGATCGGCCGTGGCCATATGGAAACAGACGGCCAGCCCGGCGAGCTGATGTGTACCTACTCAACTGCGCCCATAGGCCAGCAGGTCACGCTGGCCAGCTCAAAACTGTAGCCTACGGAGAGTGCAATTATGAGCGAATCAACTCAGATAGTCCGGAAGCAAAAGCGCGGCGAACCTCTCCCACCCTACTCGACGGCGCACTTGCTGATGCATGTGCCTGTAGATGCTCCAGCCTATTTTTCACCCCAACAGTTCGGCGAAAAGAGTCAACTGTTTAACCGAAACCGCCAGCTCATTAAAAAAATGCTTGGGCAGTTTGCGACAAACAGGGAGATCGGTGACGCGGTTGGATTACCCGAAAGGTATATAGAAAGGTACTTGTCGTTGTCATATGACATGACTGATCTATGCAAAGCCCGGCGCGCAAACACGTGCGTCAAAGCCTCGAGCGCAATATCTCGTCTGTCCAAGGACAGGTTTCGTGAGAAAAAAAACGAGATATTGCTGGCACTAAAAACAGATGGGATAAAAAAGGTCGCAAAGCAGTTCGGTTTTGCGACCTTGACATTAAAACGCTTTTTGGACGAGGAACCGAAATGAACAAGCCAACAACTCAGCACTCATTACGCCGCACATCACCGAAGGGCGGACCCTTCATTGGTCGCTGCGTCCTGTGCGGTCAAGAAAATTTGCAGATCTCGGCAATGAACGATCTTTGCCCCAACCCATCGGGTGTTTCTGCGGGTGACGCGCTGGTAGAGGCAATACAGGAGTCTGCCGCCCCGACACCGCCAGACCATGTTAATGCCGCCGTAAAAATGGTTGCTCCGCCAGAGGTTGTGATGGAGCTCATCGGTGAGCGCGACAACGCGGAAAATTGGGCGGACAAGTTGGCTAATGCGATAGCGGACCGCTTGGGTGTAGATATCGGAGAACACAGCAACGCAAATAATCCGTGGCAGGAGGCCCTGGATTACTGCGAAGCGCCGGCGCCAGCGGTTGATCCGCTACCTATGATCTTGCACTGCCCCTTGTGCCGCACTCAGCACATCGATCAGCCTGAAGAGGGATGGGATAACCCGCCGCACCGTTCGCACAAATGCCAGTCTTGCGGCTATATCTGGCGCCCCGCTGATGTAGCGACGGTTGGTGTACCAACTATCCAAACCAGGGGTGAACGCGACAGTAAGGCACCGCCAGCGCCAGAGGTTGAGCCTGCCGCATGGGCTGCGCACGATGCTCAAGATGGATTCATCTTCATCAATGAATTTCGCGATCTGGTCAACGAGCACATCAACGACGCAATAGCAGATGGGAACTGCAATTTACCTTGCAGACTAGTCCCGCTCTACGCTCACCCAAAAACAGACGGCCTAATTAAGGCGGCGGAGGAAATATGTGCCTGGGAAGGTTACACGCTGTTGTGGCCGAAAATTGAAAAACTCCGTGCTGAACTGGATAAGAAATCTCAAAAGTTTGGCGAATGACAGCCCTCATAATCTTCGCGGCCACCTTCGTCGTCGTATTCGCCCTGGGCTTCCAGTCGCTCAATGTCAACCAGGGCCACCACAAAGCCGCGTTTATAAACAGTTTGATCATTGGCGCAAGCAACCTCGTCATCCTCAAAATGATCCCCGCCAGTAGCTCATTGCTGGAGATTGCCGCGTACCTGATGGGCGGCCCATTTGGCATTGTGGCGAGCATGTGGGTGCATCGGCGCACGCTTGGAAAGAATGGGAGGAAACCCTGATGTTCTTGACCCCCGAAGAGGTTACAGTGCTGACAGGCATCGCACGCGGCCGCGATGGCAAGACACGTGAGCAGCTTCAGGTAGCGCAGCTCCGGGATATGGGGATAGCTTTCCGTGTAAACGCGAAAGGCCGCCCCATAACAACGTGGGCAGCGGTGAATGGTGTAGAAGAAAAGGTGCCAGCCCCGCTAGTGTGGCAGTCAAATATTCTAAAATTGACAAAAACAGCGTAGATTAAACGAATGGGAAGGCGTCCAACAGTCAACAGCAATTTACCCGCCGGGATGCGTGCCAGGAGGCGAGGGGAGATCACGTATTATTATTACGATACGGGCGGCAAGCCCCGCAAAGAGATCGCGCTGGGGACTGACTATCCGATGGCTGTCAAGAAATGGTCTGAGCTGGAGATCAGCGCAAGTCCGCGACATCTGCAGCTGATCACTCTTAAATATGCGAGCGACCAATATCTGTTGTCCAAAGAATTTACGGCTAAGGCACCGCAGACTCAGGCGGACTACCTAAAGCAGCTCAAGCCCATCATGCAGTTTTTTAACGATCCGCCGGCGGCGCTGAGTGCGATCAAACCAGTGAATGTGCAGCAGTACATGAACTGGCGAGGGAAGACAGCCCCGGTCCGCGCAAACCGGGAGCGTGCGCTGATTTCGGTGATATGGAATTTCTCCAGGCGTACGGGCTTCACGGATCTGCCTAACCCCTGCATTGGTGTTAAGGGTTTCACCGAGGACGGACGGGACATTTATGTTGAGGACATGGTTTTCGAGGCCGTCTGGAACGCTGCAGATATCCCGCTGCGCGATGCGCTGGATCTCGCTTACTTAACCGGCCAACGGCCGGCCGATGTCCTGAAAATGAGGGAGACCGATATCAGGGAAGGAATGCTGCTGATCGATCAGAACAAGGGCCGCAAGAAGCTACGTATGAATATAACTGGCCAACTGGAAGAGCTGCTGCGGCGAATCAGCGAACGCAAGCGGCAGTTCTCGGTGAGAAGCCTGGCGCTGATCTGCAACGAACGGGGAGCGAAGCTGGGCCGTGACGCGATGCGCTACCGCTTCGATGCGGCCAGGTTAAAAGCGATCAACAGTAATCCTAAACTTGCGAATGCAATTGCCGAGTATCAAGTTCGGGATTTGCGGGCAAAGGCGGGGACCGACAAGGCTGATACAGGTGACCTGGTACAAGCGCAAAAGCAGCTCGGCCATAGTTCCGTCACGATGACGGAGCATTATGTCCGCGCAAGGGCAGGCGAGAAAGTGGAACCGACGAAATGACCAATTTATGCATTCTGATTTCCGCAAAAACTCGGAAACCTAATAACCATGCGGGGTTATAAATCAATTTTTGCGGAAACCAATTTCAACTAAGTTATTGTTTTATCGGAAATATGCTGTAGACTCATAATCCCTTGGTCGCTGGTTCGAGTCCAGCCAGACCCACCATAAATTGAGGAGTATATGCGCGGGCGCGTGTACTCCTTATTTTTTAAAAATGTGTGTGAAAGAATTTCACCTCATGTAAAACATACTTAACTTTTTGACTGGCTATAGCAGGGTTTGATCGTTAGAATTAACCATATTTCTCGCGCCACGCTTTCTTCCAGGAAGCGTAGTCTGGATGCGCTTCGGCCTGCTGCTATTTCTGGTAAAAAATAACCGCACTTTTCGCTTTAGCTGGATCTCCGGTACCTTTCTCCTTCAAAGCGTAGTCCTTGGTCCTGTCATATTTAACGACACCCTTGAAATTTGCATATCGCCGTGCTCGGGTATATCCCATCTGCAAGAATTTTCTTGCAAGATCAGCGCCAACAAAATCCCGGACTTTTAGGTAGCTTTCAAACATCTCATAAAGAACCGTGCTGCTGGTAATTGCTATTTCCGGCGTTCTAAACTGCCAGTGGGGAGTTAATTCGCTTTTGTAGGGCTCGCTCAGCACACCCTGCTCGCCTTTGCCCACCTTATATTTTTCGGACTCCTTCCGATAATCGATATCTGGTTTCCAGGGATAGCTTTCCTTATCAAAATCCAAATAAGATGGCTTGCGATGTTTTGTCACAATCTCTCTGGAACTCTGGAATTGCCCTGTCTGTACTCGAACTGAAGGATGATCATTCAGACTGGCTTTCGAAATAAGTGGCGGGCTTCAAGAAGCGGTTTGGGATCGCCGCCCTGGCGTGCAATCCCCGCTGTCTCTCTATACTGCTTTGCCAGCGATTTAGCCTGCCGAGGATACATCGGTTCCTGCGCCTTTAATCTTTCGTCATTTTCCTTTCGTATCGTCTTACCATTTTTCTCGTTATTAGCTTGTGGAGATGCCTTCTTAGCCTTTTCCTCGACCTACGCCAAACCTGTGACTCCTTCTGTGGCTGCATGTGTCAAATCCGAAGTTCCGGCGCCAATTGTAATTGTCAAAGACGAAGATAAAGGTCAAGTCTTGTTTCTTGTCAATTGTTGTTGTTTCACAATGCGACTCACCCGGGGGTAAGGTAGTCTGAAAGGATCCCAGATTTCCTTCAGACTGTAACCATCGCTGGCGTAAGCATCGAGATCGCTTCGCCTCGTCCATGTGCCTCGGCGATCTGGGTCAACAGTTTCGGTGGTCGCTGGGCGGCAGGTATTTCTTGTTGGGAAGCATCTGAATCGAGAGTGCGCTGCAGGCCCGTCACAAATTCATCAGAACCCAGAAAAATCCGGTTCTTCAATTTCTCCCACGGTCTCGGCTGATTTCGCCCGTCTGCTACAAAATCTATGTAACGCCATATGGCCTCGCTACGATGCTCGGAAAAGGTATGTTGAAAGACTATCACAGCTATGGCAGATAACAAGACCGGACCCCCAAATCTCCCTGGTATCAGGAGATGTTGAATTGTGGCCGCCTCTATTTCAAAAAAGCTTTTACCCAGCCCATCTATAAAACTACTTTTTTACAATAGTTTATTATTGACAAAATACGTTATCAATAATGGAATAGGGCATCTGAGCACACCCGATCTTCCAGTTTCGCTGCCTCCGTCCAGCCGGTTGCTGAGCACCGCAGACTTCCATCGCCTGACTGATGTTCCGCTGGCGATCGAATGGTTTGCCAACATCGACAATCCGTAGACACGACGTACCTATCGAAATGCGTTTGAGGATTTCATGAAGTTCACTGGCATCGAGCGGCCGGATGAGTTTCGGGAAATTTCCCGCGCTCATATTATTGCCTGGCGGGATGATTTGAAATACCGGGAGCTGAGCGGCACGACCATCCGGCATCGTCTGGCCGCGCTGTCCTCATTGTTCGAATATTTGTGCAACAAAAATGCCGTGACCCATAATCCGGTCAAAGGCATCAAGCGACCTTCAGTAGAGGGATATCAGGGCAAGACCCCGGCAATCGGTAATCACTAGCCCGCATTTCTCACACCCCGATTGCTCTGGGTTCTCCATGGAATAATTCGGTCTGTCAGTCGGCTTGTTGCAGGCTTGGTCAAAGCGGGTGGCGACTCGATAGGCTTATTTTCGGGCGCAAGGGAGGCAAAGCGCACGTGTACCGGCAAGTCTGATGTGCCGAGGGGCTTTCGGGGCGATGCAGTGTCTCGCAGCATCGCGCGATCGTTCATTGGGCGGGATGTGACGCTCAGGATCAGCCGGGGTGCAGGCGCGCCTGAGCCAGGCACCATTCGTGTTGATGAGGATGGCTGCTGGCCATGGCAATGCGGATGCGGCGCACGCTCGTGCGCACTTGCGCACCGATCTTCAGGCGCAGGCTGGCGCAAGTGGCGTTGGCCAAGTGCGGTGCCGTGCAGGCCGATGCGGCGCAGCGAGTCCAGCATGACATAGGCCAATGAAGCGAACCATAGCCGCAACTGGTTGGTCCGCATGGTCGCGGTGGAAGTACGGTCGGCGAACAGATCAAGCTGGCACCCCTTGATACGGTTCTCCATCTCGCCGCGGGCGCAGTAATGCGCTAGGATTCAAGATCGGAGCGCATGCGCTACGCGCGACCGCGGCAACCAATGCACCCGATCATCAGGCGGATATTGCAAAGGTACAGGAATGGCTGGGACATGCGAATATTGCCACGACTCGGATTTATGATCACCGCAAGACACGGCCGGAGGATAGTCCTACATTCAAGGTAAGTTACTAAAGAGAGAGACAGCATCTAATTTCGAAATGATATTTTAGGGAGGCACAGGTGGCCGTCCCGTGAGAATTGCCCTAAACGATCACTCTAAAAATTCAGCGAAGATCTGCTTAAAAACTTAGGCCTGGTCAAAATAAATAAGAGCCAAGCGTTCAGGACTCATCTAAAATAATTTTAAATATTCGCAACGTAATTGCGTGATGGAGAACGGTATGAAATTAGAATCTTGGCTTTGGATAATTGTATTATTTGCGACCACCAAGCTGGTCCATGCAAACTGCGACAATACTGCGCTACATCAAACAAGCATACCGGATACGTTATTGATTTTATCAAAGTCGGTAATGAGTAATCCATTGGTGGTGCCTTGTGAATCTTTAACTACTATATTAAATAAGCTCATGAGTCGGGAAAAAACAGGAGGTCGGAAACTAGAAAACGACAAGCCCCTGGACCAACAAAAAGCGAAAGGGAATCTACAAGAAGCGTTAAACAATCCGGAAACCCGAGCTAGGATCGACAAAATAGCGGATAAGGTAACGAATGAGAATGAGCGGCTCATTTATGAGGCTGCGATTCTCGATGAAGATGGCTATTACGATGCGCGTGAACTGAAAATTCAACAATTGAAACAAAAATTATACTAA